ATATAATATGATATCGAGCTACACTACTTTTTTACCTACTTTTCTTTTTCACTTGGGGTGTACTTTCTGGATAGGGGTGTTTTGTCAAATGTAACACTTATTATTTAAAATCAATAACTTAGTTCAATCAGATATGTCATATACTAAAACCAAGCTTAAAACATATCCTAAAACCTAGACTAATTCATTTTAAGGCGATTCTAGACCAAGTTTACCCCAAGGTAGGCCTTACCTCACCTACTACCCTCCGACGTCTTCTACCACCCTTAAAACCCCTCCTAGGGCTATAATTTCTCTATGTTGATACCTACATAGAATAGTTTTCTAACCTAGATCACAGATTAGGAATAAACCTAGCTATAATAATAATCTTTGTAAATAATTTTTAAATGTGTTAAAATAGGTAAAACGTAGACAGAAAGATGAAAAGAATGTTAGGCGAACAAAGTAAACCTTGTGTTAAGTGTGGTGCTACAGATCGTAACAAGTCTGGGAATTGTAGACCGTGTGCAAAGGCTACTAATGCAGCATGGTATAAAGCAAATAAAGAAAATATTAAGGCTAATACGGCAGACTACTACCAGGCAAATAAAGAGAATATTAAGGTTATGAATGCAGCCTGGCAGAAGGCCAACCTAGACAAAGTTAAGGCTAATATGGCAGCCTGGCAGAAGGCAAACAAAGAGAATATTAAGGCAAATAAGGCAGCCTACTACCAGGAAAATAAGGAACAGATTAAAGTTACTGTAGCAGCCTGGCAGAAGGCAAACAAAGAGAATATTAAGGCAAATATGGCATCCTACCAAAAAGCCAACCCAGACAAAGTGAATGCTCTAGCTGCCAGACGTCGTTCAACTAAGCTTCAAGCAATCCCAGCCTGGGCTAAGACTAAGGAAGAAAAGGACCTTATAGACTTTGTTTATTGGTTTGCAAAGGAAAAGTCAATTCACACTGGTATACCCTACCACGTCGACCATACAGTGCCTTTACAGTCTGACTTGGTCTGTGGGTTACACTGCTTTAATAACTTAAGAGTAATACCAGCTTCAGAAAATCTAAGCAAAGGCAATCGCACTTGGCCAGACATGCCATAACATACCCTAACTAAAAGGAAATAAAATGCTAGATCAAATAACAATGGAGGTGAAAATAGCTATAGCTATGGTTTTAGGCATAGTTAGTCTAATTGGGGTCATATACGTTTATCACCTTCATAACGTCGTTATCTCCCAGAAAGCTACCATATCAGAACTTAGTTCAAAGATCGAAGTTCAGAACGCAGCTGTTATAACAGAGGCATCTGCTGCTAAAGATACTCAAAATAAGCTAAACGACGCTAACTCCGAGAACCAAGATTTATCTAATAAAAACAGTAGGTTGATTACCGAGATTAAAAATCAGCCTAAAGCCAAGACTTGTGAAGAGGCGGTATCTAATCTTAGTGTTGTGGCCAATAAAATATCAACAGAATTCAATGGGGTACAAAAATGAATCACTGGGTAATAGCAATAATAGTTTTAACACTTCTATCAGTAGCAGGCTGTGCGTCGGATATACCGAAGGTAGTGGATGTACCTGTATACACTAAGCCTAACATTATTATTCCTAGGAGACCAACTCTAATCTCAGATGGAAAAGGAGATTATAACCAGGTACTAAAAAGCGTTGAGTTAGACGAGAATTCTCTAATGCTTTACTCTCTACAGTTAGAGAATATATTGAGAGGGTTAAAATAATGACGACATGCAGTGATAGCTTCTGGTTTTGGTTCCTTCGCCCATTCGCAGAACTAGCTGGGGGAATTACCTTAGTAGTAGTCGCAGCAGTAATCTTCGTTTTATATCAGATATTTATACATAGGAATGATAAAAGTGAGTAGAACTAAAGTAAGTAGACCAGAGCACGTTAGGATACTAGGAAGAGATTTCAATGTTAAATACACAGCTTTAGATGATGGGATGATTACCTTAGGTCTTATGCAATACAACAGCATGGTGATCAATATAAGGGAAGGCCAGGAGAAATTAGAAGAACGAGATACATTCCTACACGAAACAATCCACGCCCTATCAGATACTATGTGCTTAGAACTAAACGAGACTCAAGTAACAGCACTTGCTCATGGCCTAATAGCGATATTCGAGGATAATGACCCAGCCGTATCAAAATACATAACAGGAACCAATTAATGTTAAACATACTAACATACACAGACTATAACGAAGACGGGATCTTCGGAGAACTAGTAATGGAATCAGGGACTAAATTCTCAGTTCTAACCCACGCTTTCATAGATCAATCCCCGCCTTATCCTGCAACACAACCAGACGCGTATATATGTAAACGAGGCCAACACCAGTTGGAACATGGAGATCCCTTTATTACCTTCGAGGTTACCAATGTTCAGGGGCATACAGGTATATTGTTCCACAAAGGTAATTACAACAAAGATTCAGAAGGGTGCTTTCTACTAGGGGAATCTAGGAATGATACTATGATTCTAGAATCAGAGAAAGCATTTGATGAGTTCATGAAGGAACTAGAAGGTATTGACGAGTTTACCCTCGTTATTAAAGGAAAGTAATATGAGTGAAGAAGAAGAAAAACCAAAATTAACTTTACACGAGAAGCGTAAGTTAAAGGATCCAGAATTTCTAGGCAAAGCTGCGGAGTATCACAAAGAATATTTTGCTGATAACCTGGATAGGATGCGTAGATATAACAGAGAGTACCAACGTCAATATAGACTAAGATTAAAACTAGAAAAGGAAACTAAAGATGAGTAGAGTAACAGAGTACGTGGTGATAGAAGGTGCAGAAGTGGTCAAACAATATTTATTATATGGCATGCAGCCCTATGGCTCACCTATGTTAAAGAGCAACGGGAACAAGAACATAATTATACAGCCGATGATTAGGGGAGAAAACTTAGATTCAGAACGAGAGGTTACTAACTACGTGGTCTGTGCTGGAGAAGAGGAGATTAATAAGCATATTTCTTATGGGTTTCAACCATATAGGGATCCCATGCTAAAACATGATGGTGGTGCTATATACTTAACTATACAGGTAATGGTTAAATATAAGGAAACAGAAAAGGTCGAGGAAATTAAGGAAGTTGAAGCAGAGACTAAAACCAAGACTAAAACGAAGATTACAGCCTAGCCTTCAATCTCATCTTGAAGAGTTTTAACAGCCTCTTTCAAGTCTTCTAAAGATTCAGCCTCGGTTTCCGGGGCTTTTTCTTTGGTTATAAAATTAATAAGCTTAATAACATTAGTTACTAGTAACACTATTATTAACAAGGATGTATAAACAATAGTTAAAAACAAAGCTATATCGGAGAGATGATAACCAAACCAATTTATGCTTGTTACAACGACAGGAGGGGTAGCGCTTGTAGTTGCTACAATAACTGGATGTGTGTTAGTTTTATCATGTATCCATTGTATTAAGTCTTGAATCAAGTCTATCATTACTACTGTCCCCATTTAGAAAGAATGTGTTATTGTTTATAAGAGCCAAGTCAGATAACTGTATTCCGAACCAGGTTATACCAGTTATTGTAATAGGTGGGGTTCCAGTTTTGGTCTGTTTATAATTATATTTTAAGGTATTAGGACTGGGCACCAAGTAATGTCCCAGTAGCTATCCAGGTGACTAGCGAATTTCCTACTACATAATAACCTCGTGATCCACCATTAGAACCATATCCAGGATTAGAAACATCGTTAGCGGCTGATCCCGCAACCCCTAAATTACCACCGTTACCACCAGTATCTGACAGACTGCCGGCAGCATCATTACCACCAATACCACCGGTAGTTAATGTACCAGAACTTCCATTATCCGCAGTGTTGTATATACCACTACCCCCTGTTCCTGCAGAATAACCTGCTCCTCCACCACCACCACAACCATCCTGACTACCTGAGGATCCATAAGTAGCTCCACCACCTCCACCCCCTCCGGCTATAGTACCACTATTATTTATGCTTATAGCATAAGTAGCATTTATCGCATTTAAACCTGGGGCTCCTGGGGATGGATTATTACTACTATTTGCACCATTACCACCCTTACCTACTATATACCCACCAGACATTATAACTAGAGAAAGAGTAGATCCTACAGGAAAAGTACCACTAGCATTAGTAGTTAAAGCATATGTAGAAGTACCCCCCACTATGCCAGTACTGGTAACCGTAACAGTCATATTTAGTATACTAGTTGTATCCCACCCATTTGCCGAGGCATCTGCATACATATCATAGTTTTGTATAGAAGTAGAAATATTTTTGTTATACACAAAATTAGAAGATACTGAAGAATACCCAAAAATCATAGATCCAAACATAGTTTACCCCTAGCCTTAGGCTATTAAGTTACCGATAAGAGTCCACGTATCCGCAGTAGGTGTTTTAACTAACATAGCCCCAGCGTACTGCCCAGCTAAACTTAGATTACCTGCTAGAGAGTTAATGGTAACCCCAGCCCCAGCTGCTATAGTAACCTTACCAGCACCGTATTGTGCTAATTCTATTTGAGTATCGGTTGGGAAGGCTACAGAACTAGCTGGTGGAACAGTCACAGTCACAGCTGCGGCATTGTTGAATGAGCAGAAGTTACCAGCATCGCTTAAAACGAAGGTGTATGTAGTTCCAACTTGGCTATTACTTGGTATCTGACCTATAACAATATTGGCGGATCCATCAAAGCTAGTTCCATTTATAGTTCTAGGAGTTGTAAGAGTAGCTGCAGACCCAGTTGTGCTTTGATTAAGCGTTGGGAAAGTACAATTAGCCAGATTACCTGAAGTCGGGGTTCCAAGTATAGGAGTAACAAAGGTTGGACTTGTATCTAGGGCTATTACAGTACCAGTACCAGTAGTGGAATATGCAGAACCCCAGGCTGTACCAGTTGAACTCACTATTCCAGAAGCTGGGTACACAAACGTAGAAGGAGTCTGCCAAGTAGCAGCAGTTCCAGAAGTAGCAGTTAATACTTGACCAGACGTAGGAGCAGTAGCGGTAGAAACAACTACTGTAGTAGTAGCTGAACTTAGACCGTTAGTAGTTGTAGAAGTAGCAGCATTACCAGTTGTGCTTTGATTCCAAGTAGGTATTGTACCAGTTAAACCTGTATAAGCTACGTTTGTAGCTGTAGCTGCATTACCAGTTGTACTTTGATTCCAAGTAGGTACTGTACCAGTTAAACCTGTATAAGCTACGTTTGTAGCTGTAGCAGCATTACCAGTTGTATTCTGGTTAAGCACAGGAATATCAGTTGCAACCATAGCTCTAAACGTAGGAACACCAGCAGCACCGTTAGGAGCAGCTAGGAAGGTATTAGCAGCCTGTGAAGAGAAATTAGATGGGGTTACTGCTAAAGTTCCACCTAAAGTCAACGATCCTGTCGTGGTTATAGTTCCACTTAAAGAAATACCACTAATAGTACCCGTACCCGATACGCTTGTAACAGTACCAGAACCAGTAGGAAGAGACTGCCAAGATGCAGCTGTACCAGAAGTAGCAGTAAGTACCTGACCCGATGCAGGAGCAGTAGCAGCTGAGACAGAAACTATTGTTGTTGTACTTTGTAATCCACTAGTAGCAGTAGACGTAGTAGCATTGCCATTTATATTACCAGATAGAGTATTAGTAGCAATATCAAAGGATAACTTACTAGCAGTACTAACAAAGGGCTGTTGATATCCACCAGCATTAGAACTAAAGAAAGGTATATAGAATATACCAGTAGTAGCAGAAGTAGCGTTAACATATGTGTTATTAGCGTTGATGGAAGAATCCGCAGTACCAGTTGTATTTTGATTAAACGTAGGCCAAGTAAATGTTCCAGTGGAGAAGTTACCAGACTGAGGAGTTCCTAATATTGGAGTGACAAAAGTTGGGCTAGTAGCTAAGGCAATAACAGTTCCAGTTCCAGTTGTAGAGTAAGACGTACCCCAACCAGTTCCAGTAGAGTTAGCTATTCCAACACCTGGATATATCATTAATGCAGCACCAGGTGTCTGCCAAGATGCAGAAGTACTAGATGTAGCAGTTAGTACCTGTCCATTTGAGGGGGCAGCTGCAGTATTTACATTAACTACGGTTGTAGCCGAACTTAATGCGTGGGAAGTCAATGCAGTAGTAGCAGTAATACTCTGCCAAGTAGCAGTAGTACCACTTGTAGCAACTAGAACTTGACCAGTAGTAGGAGTTCCACCTAGACCAATATCTACTATACCACCATTAGATGAGTATAAACCAGAAGTATAACCAGCTTCCCCTAATATGTTATTACCCCAAAAGGCAGCTGTACCAGAGGCAGCAACTAAGATCTGACCTGCATATGGAGCAGTAGCTGAACTAACGTTAATCGTAGTTGTAGCAGAAGAAATAGCATTAGTTGTAGACGCAGCCACACCAGGCGCCCATTGAGCACTTGTACTATTTATAGCAGTAAGTACATATCCAGCAGCAGGTGCAGCCGCAGAACTAACGTCTATAGTAGTAGAGTTAGATTTTAAAGCAGTCGCAGCCCCGGAAACAGTTAATGTCTGCCAGGTTGCGGCAGTTCCAGAAGTAGCTATTAATATCTGCCCGGCTGTAGGAGCAGTAGAAGTTCCTATATTAACTATTCCAGTAGCAGTATTAAGAGCATTTACCCCATCTTGCCAATAGGCGTTAGTAGAACTTGTAGCAGTTAGTATCTGTCCAGCGGTGGGGGCATAAGCTCCACTAGTATTAAGTATAGTACCTGAGAAATTCAAACCATCTGCAAATGAAGCAATTAGTGTTTGCCAAGCAGCCGTAGTACCACTAGTAGCAGTAAGTATCTGCCCAGAAGTTGGGGCAGTTGCAGAACTTACATTTATCGAAGTTGTAGCAGAGTTTAATCCATTAGTATTCGTAGATATGGTAGAAGTAGCAGCATTACCAGTCGTAGATTGGTTAAACGTAGGCCAAGTAAAGGCCCCTGTAGAGAAATTACCAGAAGTTGGAGTACCTAAAGCACCACCAGCAACTAAGTTTCCAGACGCAGTTCCAGTCAACGATCCAACGAAGTTAGTCGTAGTTAAGGTTTCAGTACTTGGATTAAATGATAACCCTGAGTTAGTTAAAGTTACGAAAGTACCATCTGTAGCACTAGTAAATACTGGATAAAAAGAAGCATTAGAAGAATTAGAAGCCACTAAGGTAGTAGCCGCATTACCAGTAATAGTTATAGGCCAGTTACCACTAGCACCTGCACCAGTTACTGATGGTGGTATAAAAGTTAAAGCATTCGTTACGTCTAGTGAACTTAGGGTAACGTTACCAGATCTAGTATTGAAAGTACTTACACCAACCGTAGAAGCAGCTACAGCAGCAGATACGAATGCAGTAGTAGCTAGGCTAAGGGTATTATCACCAGGGTTTTGAGTTACACTGAATCCTACAAAGGTATTAGCAGTTACAGTTCCAGATATACTAAGATTAGTAACACCAGGGAATGACAAATTACCAAGATTATCCATAGTAAGGATATCAAGGGTTGTAGCACCAGAGTTACCAACGGAGAATATCAACCCACCTACGTTGTTATTACGTAGAGTAAAGTTGTTGCTTGGTACAACGTTCTGACCAAGTTGTAGGTTATTTATTGTTAGAGTGCTCATCTAGGTTCCTGTTATGTATTTACTATTTTAATGTATTGTACCAGAAGGTACAAATATTTCCCTAGAATTATACTAGAGCGCCACTCATGAATGTGTTTTGAGATCCATAATTTGCTGTTAATGAAGTACCGGTAGCAAATACCCATAAAGATACGTAGTCTGTAGTTCCATTTAAATACACTATATCAGATCCAACTGAGGTAAACACTAATACATCAGAAGTAGTAGAATTCGTACTTAGCAAATTCCCAGCGGAATTAATAGTAGTGTTTTTCTTTATATAACTCTCAGCATAGGTCATAGCATTAGTAGTTCCATTAGTAAGATACACAGCCCAATTTATTTGGTAATATCCTGCTATTGTAGGTTGAAACACACTACTAGTAGTATTAAAGAAAGAGTTAGAATCAAATGAAGTAGCAGTAAGGTTAATCTGAGTATCAGTATTAGTAGATATAGACTGATTAGTAGTTGGTAAATATGCTTTAAATACCGGACTAGGATTAATAGCCGGTGTCTGCCAAGTAGCAGCTGTGCCACTAGTAGCAGTTAGTATCTGACCTATTGAAGGAGCAGCCGAAGCTGAAACGTTGACTGTAGTTGTAGCTGAAAGTAGAGCAGACGTAGTTCCAGACGTAGTTGCAGTCGTTGCCGTAGCGGCATTACCAGTTGTATTTTGATTAAAGGTAGGCCAGGTAAACGTCCCTGTAGAGAAATTACCAGAAGTTGGTGTACCAAGTATAGGAGTAGTAAAGGAGGGGCTTGTAGCTAGTGCTAGAACCGTTCCTGATCCTGTTGTAGAGTAAGGAGTTCCCCAAGCTGTTCCAGTTGAGTTAGTTATACCGGCACTAGGATAAGTGAATGGGTTAAACGTCTGCCATGTAGCTGTTGTACTACTTGTTGCTCTTAATATATTACCAACTGCTGGAGCCGGGGATAACTTAGTATTAACAGTAGTTGTAGCCGAATCGAGGGCATACGTTGTCTTAGCTATTGAAACTAGGTTAGGTAACTCAGTTTCAACCACAGTCCAATTAGAATCCCCAAGTAAGGTTACAGTACTACCTGGTTCTATGGTGATATCACCCATAGTGAATACATTATCGTTATTCTCTACGGTATAAGAATTGTTAATTATACCATTATATAAGAATAGAGCAGTATCACTGCCAGAACCAGTTCCATAACCTTGTAAGTATCCACCACCTAACCCAGCTGATAACGCAGTTTGAACGAAGGAAGTAGTTGCTATCTGATTAGTATTAGTACCAAATATAGCTGTAGGGGAAGTAGGTATACCGGTAAATGCTGGAGACGAGTTATTAACTGGGGTAAATCCTAAGGCTCTAGTAATATCAGAACCTACTAAGATAACGTTGCCATTTCTACCATTAATAGACAATACTGGGCCCCCTGTTACAGGAACCTGATTAGCTATGTTAGTAAACCAGAAGGACCAGGGGGCTGTTACTAGACCGTTAGACCCTACAATTGCGGTGGATAACGGTAACTGTGGTATTTGAGCAGCAGTTACAGTAGCCATTATATTATAAGTAGGTTATAGTAAACTGTGAATGGTACTGGCCCGAATCCCCATAACACAATGTTCTAAATGAGAAAGACCCATTAGATATAAAGGATACATCATGGGTTGGGTTAGCCATAACTTGGTAATTAACACTGTTATGCTGAGACCACACCGCCGCCCCATCAAAGTAGAAATCCCAGTTCAAAGCGTTATTACCACCAGTAAAACAATAGGCACTATAGTGGATCAATACAGGACCAACATGTGATCTAGTTATAGTTCCAGTATCAGCAGCAGTAGAGGTAATTACTTCTGGTAAAGATCTGACAATAGTATTTCCGCCAGAAGATTGTATTAACGAAGGTGGATACGCCCAGGTTCCAGCAGTAGCAATTTGTAAATCTACAACACCTAAAACTTTATATGGAACCGATGTTCTACCAGTAGTTGAATAAAATAGATTATTTGCAGAAGAAGAGGCAGATATAGTAGTTGTGCTTATAAGTTGGGTTTCATCAAAAACACCATACCCAGCCATATTAGTAACTGCTAGTTCAACCTGTCCTCCATAATATATTGCTACTAGAACTAATCTAACAGTAGAATTATTAACTGTTCCAAGGGTAGCGGTATAGGGAACTGTTAAGTTAATTACTGTACCTATAGTTCTTTCGAAGACTACATCCCCTTGGGCCATAGTATCTCTAAAGTAGAAAGAACACGGATATAGGCTAAGGGTAATAGCGTTACCTGCAGACGTTGCTCCTATAGGAAATAAATTAGTTACTGGGGTTTGTAGGATATATCCAGATGCTGGTTGATAAGAAGTGCACTGCCAATTACCAGACCCTTTAGAGGTCATAGTAAGGGTATCACCATTATATAGTACTAAGCTTACTCCACCTGGAAGAAGCATAGAAGTGGCGTTGTAAATTAGGGTTATTGTATCTGTTGATGCAGCCAAGCTAATAACTACGTTACGAATAACACCAGCATTGACAGTATCAAATGCATTTATAACTACATTACCGGTAGTCCCAGTAATAACTACGGTAGAAGTCGGAGCAGCACCTATATTAACGGTGGCAGCAGCAGCTAAAGTTATAGGTTGAGTGCCAAACACTGCAGGAGCAGAGGTTGGTGTTCCATTAAGTATGCCTAAGGAAACTGCTGCTACTAAACCCGAGTCTAACGCAGAAGTTCCATCACAAACTACGTTAACTGTAGTTAGAGTAGTTGATACAGAAGAAATTATAGTTCCGTATACTAGTCCAGCAGTACATAGAGCTTTAAATCTACGACCAGGGTTATACGTTACTGTCTGATTACCGGTTACAGAAAAAGAGGTAGATGATATATAAGTAGGTGTGGTAGGAGCATCTACCCATTCTGTTTGAGTATTAGATATTGTTACCACACCAGTACCGGTTATACCAATACCCGGACCTGCTATAAGTGAAGTAACAACGCCACCACCACTACCACCAACAAAGCCAGTAGTAGAAACGTTATCAGTAGACTGAAGAACACTTGTTCCATCAGCTAAGGTTAAAACGAAGTTATAAGTCTTGGTTGTGTCTATCCAGATTTCACTATTGAGCCTACCAGAACTATTAACCACAATAGGGTTAGTATTTGGTGTAGTCCCTGCTGAATCTTGGTATGTTGTCTGTAGTGCAGACGTAGACCCTGCAATATACGTGTATAAAAATCCACCAGTTAATATGTTTCCATTATTATCTAGGATCGTAGAAGCGTTATATATTGGGCATAATGAAACTGAAGCCATGTTATTTCCTTTTTAAGTATCTCTTATTTTAACTGTTTTTCAGTATCTACGCTGAATTTTATAGGATATTATCCTCTACGTTTATATACACCACCTACCGGTATATCGTTACTGAATGAATTAGCCATCTTTATAACTTCAGCTCTATATTCTCTTTGTATTTTAGCATTCTCTTCTACTTTGTTATTATACCTAACTGTAGCTGCATCAGCTAGGATGCCAGCCCATATTGTGATAAAAATTAGTACTGCTAATATAATGAATGTCATTTGTAACTCCGTTATTTTTTGTTAATGAAATTACCATTTATATCTTTACACATGTAAGGCATTCCGAGTTTAAACCAATCTTCATTCAGGGCATTAAGCTTTTTAACGCTATTATCTATAAGTGCTGCCGCTAATATAGTGTATATAGTGAATACTGCAAAGAAAAATATAATATATAACATTTTGCTTCTCCTTCGATATTTAAAGAACTATTATATCATATAATCTGTAAATAATGTACTCTTATTTTAGTATACCTACTGTGTACTATTATTTAAAGCTTTTAATCTATCTCCGATTTGTACAGGGGGAATTATTGGACCATCTGGAGTAAGAAATTGGGGTGGTGATACATTAGAGTTAGTTCCATTAAAAGCAGAAGATGTAGCAAGCCCAGCTCCACCAGGGGGTAATATAGGGTTTGAGTGAGGAAATATAGTTATATATGGAGAGCTAGTTATATTTGTCTCCGGTATAATCTTGGATAAATATGGGGCTATAGCTTTAACACCAGTATTAAGTAAATTACCAGAACTTCTTATAGTCGCCATATTAGATAATAAATCGGTTGCCCCAGCCATGTATTGTGGAGGGGTAAAGTTTCCTATATTAGGAAATCCAGCAGTTTGTGCTGCCATACCGGTCAAATAACCCCCTAACGGAACACCTATCTGTAGTGCTATGAACTTTGCAGCTTGTTTAGCAAAATCAGTATTGGTGTTATTTATTGTAGTTTTAGCTTGATCCTGAAATCCCTGATATTGAGCAGAAGTAGGATATTCACCTGGGTGAGTTTCTTCCCACGATTTAACTAGGCCATTAAATACTAATGACTGTTTATTAGCTTCATAGTCGTATAAAGCCCCGGCATGTGTCTGTCTAAGAGGATCTAAGGTAGACCCAGCCTCAGATACGGGGGCTGCAGCCACCATACTACTGTCCATAGTAGGGTTACCCTGTAAATATAAATAAGATTCTCTAGCGGCATCATATGCGGCTTGATCTCTTCTGTTACTTATATTTAAAGGATCCAACCCAGTAATCATATTAGCATGATCATTAGCAGCCTGTTCTATAGCCTGACTACTTGTACTTCCTATGTTGGGTGTAGAACCTAGTCCAGAAGGGTTTACAACAGGATTAGGTTCATTAAGAAAGTTATCTAATATATTCCCAGCTTGCTCATTATTATAATCTACTCCTGCCCCAGGAACTTCACCAGCAGCTATTTCCTTTCCTAAAGGAGATGTATTAAATCTAGCAGTATCAGCAGCATTAGCCCCATTAGGTAAAAATGTTCCCTTTGGGGGAATTATACCCAATGATCTTAGTCCATTTGTTCTACCAGCATCAAACACTTTACCAAGTCCTTGGGTAACTCCACCTATTGTAGTACCTATAGCAGCTTGTTTAGCTACATTACCAACAAATTCCCCTACGCTAGGAGCTTCACCTTGGTTATTAGTCTCCCCTGCGCCTTGTAAGGCCCCTAGTTCCCCTCCAATAGTTAATCCCTGCTTCCACTTAGATAGTGATGATGCAGTAGGTCCTAGTGCTGTTATAAGAGGTAAACTACCTACGGCAGAAGTCCCAGAATAAATCAACGGGTGGGCATTATAATCTTGGTTGGTTATATCCTGGGCTGTTTTTAGGTAATCAGAATAACTACCCGTATTAACACCTTGAGCTGGACCAAAAGCGTGGGCATAAGTAGCAGCTATATTATTTAATAAACCTCCAGTTATACCTTGCCCAAGACCTTCTAGAGCTGTATTAGCGGAAGAACCAGGAGCAAAAGATACTTGATCAAACGAGGATTTAACTGGACCTACTTGACTTGGTGTAGCTATAACCCCCCCACTAGGTTGTATATTATACTGATCCTGTGGTGTAGTATCTCTATTATATAAAGGCGCAACTATAGGACCATCAGGAGTAATATTTAACCCTGAAGGGGCTACTATAGGGCCATCTGGAATTATATTAGCCATTATTTGTATTGCCATTTTCCATTATGAAATATAATAGGTGCACCTTTATATGTACTTGTAGAACCCTCTTCTAGACCATTACCAGCGGGGGTTGGAGTAGGAGGAGGGGTGTATTGGGTTTGGGGTTTGATAGAACTACCATTACTTAATATATCCCCTTTACTTTTATATATACCTTGCCTAGACCTAGCTATAGCTAAGGCTTGTGCAGCTAGTTGCTTATAACCAGCAAGGTCAGCTAAACTAGGATTAGATCCTGGTATTTCTTGTTTTATGATAGCGGTAGTAGCGTCTATAACATTAGAACCTAAACCTAGTCTTTTACCTAGGTCAGTAGAATTAGCTGCTATTGGAGGACCTTTTAAGTTAGCTAAAGCATCATTTACTTTTCCTAATTGGTTAGCATTACTACCTTCTGTAATAGAGGCATTATAGGCCTCTGTAGAAGTAGCAAACTGTTCATTTTTTGCCATTGTTATACCTTCTTGATTCTGATTCAACTTAGTTTGTTGTTCAGCAGGTATTTCACCCTTATACATAGCATCAATAGTAGAAGGCAGTGCCGTAGGATCAGGGTTATTTACTGCTGCTGTTAAGGTATCAGTGTTATTAGTAGAACCAAATAAGCTAACGGCATGAGAGATCGCATTAACCATAAACGGTTTTTGTGCAGCAGGAGATAGGTTCTTAGCTTCTTGAACTGCTAAAGCAATATATCCATTACCAGCGTCTGTTTTCTTTATATTAAGATCAGTACTAGAGGTAGCATTAGATAAAATCTTAGCTTGTGTACCAAGATAGTTCTGAGCTATTTCAGGTGCTAAATCAGAGAATCCAGCAGTATTAGCAGCAGCCATAAGCTTGGAGTAATCTACTTTTGGTAAGTTTGTAACTGGGTCTATAACTGGTTTACCAGTAGTAGGATCTGTCTCAGTCCAGGTATTAGCATTACGCCCATACCATTGTTGGGCAGATAAGGTTCTAGATTTAGTAGCAGCATCTGCTATAGCACCTGGTATATTAGCGTTAACCATAGCAGTGTCAGCCTGAGCTAACGGAACTTGTGCTTGTGTTAGTTGAGCCTGAGCTTGTGCTACTGGTATCTGAGCCATCTTATTTTGATAGTCAGCACCAATAAGCGCAGATTGCCCTACGTCTAAGCCTAGTTGTGTAGGTGCGAAACCTAGTGCGATATTTGGATCTAATGCCATGATTTAATTACCTTTATTAATAAGTCGGTGTTGGTAAACCGTTCATATATTGTGAGCTATTTCCTAGATTAACCTGGTTATAAGGATTATACGCTGCATTAGAAGGTATTGCGGCAGTAGTATTCATCCCATTTAGATATTGTAGAGTATTATAGTTGTTTATACCTGAGTTTAAAGCACCAGACCAAGCATTTGCAGCTCCCATCTGACCAGCAGCAGAAGCAGCAGCTCCGCTAGTCGTATAATTATTCTGTGCTCCTACTCCACTCATAGCTGTATTAGCCATGTTAGAACTTACTTGTGTTCCCTGTGCCCCAACTCCAGTAGCTGAATTTTGACCTAAAGTACTAATACCATTAAGTTTGTTATACAGCAGATTCTGGTTATTAGTGTAGTTATTATACGCTTGTTGATACCCACCTTGAGCTACGTTTTGAGCATAGTTATTAATATCCTTAGCTCCTTGCCCTGTAAGTAGTCCACCTCTGGCAGCTGCACTGGATTGAAGAGTCTGTAAACCTTGATCTAGCATAAACTGATAATTAGGTGCCATATTGGCATTAAGATCAGATGCATTGAACTGATGAGCTAGAGAACCATATCCTGTAGCAGAAGAATTTCCACTGGTACCCATAAGGTCTGCAAGGGTGTTATTAGCGGTTTGTCCAGATGTTACCCAAGGCTGCATTCTAGCAACGTTCTGGTCATACATCTGCTTCTGTTGGGCTAGTTGTTCCTCAGTAGTTTTCTTCTGTAACTGAGCTGCGTTATTAGCTGCATTAGCTTGTGTTTGAGCTGCCCCATTAGCTGCTTTACTTCCCATGTAACCAGTTATTACTGAGCCTCCAATGATAGCTGTAGCGACTGCACTCATATTAGTTCTCTCTTCTCATTATCTTTTAATGCTTTTATTGTTTCTCTATATGAGATGGTTATTTCATCTCCTAGTTTACCACCAGTAGACCCAGCTATATCCACGACAGAAACGAGGAATACATCCCCGCCTTCTTCCATCATTATAGCATTAGGATTGGTGCTATGGTTTACACCATAACCAAGTATTGTTCTTAAACCATCTATTTTAGCCGGGCCTATTATCTCCCAAGGCTTAATAGATGATGTGGCAAATACACCTTCACCACTTATATTAGACTTAGCAGATCTAAACTTATAATTACCGTTTGGTAGATCAATTCTATCTTCCAAGTTTTGAACCTGGTTCTGAACTTGATCCTCCGTCATACCTAGTTCTTCTAGGAGTAGTTCGTAGTCTTTAATGTCGTCTGATTTATCTTCTAGAAGTAAGGTATCCTCTTTATATTTTAACAGACTAGCCTCGCTTTTATCTAAGAAATAGTCTTCTAATTTCCCTACGTCTTTTTCGTTGGTTGCGTATACGTTTTGCCACACTGTGTCTTCTATGATATATCCTGCTTTACGCCCAGGAGGACCCATAAATGTTAGTGGGGCTTCTAGGATTTTAGTAGTACCATCACTATTATACATCTTAACCTTACCCTTGATCATTATATTCATCTGGGTAAACTTCTGATGGTGTCCTATGGCCCAAGTATCAGCCTTAAAAGTAACTTCACGTATATATAACCCATCACCGAATATATGTCTCACTGGACATTCAGCTTGTTCCTGCTCTAGCATAAATACCTCTAGTTCATCTACGGTAGGAAACTTGGTTTCAACTACTTTTAAATCAGCGCTCATTAAGCTTCCCCTGCTTCTACGTCTAAATACGCAGATAATAAATTGAATTTAACTGGGTCTGAGCAAGTAACCCTAAAGACTCTGTCCCTAGAACTACCAAGACGTTGCCAACGAGCACGTGTGAAGTATTTACCTTGTTTACCCAGAGATGCAAAAATAGGATTACCCCAAGTCTCTCCACCATCGTTAGATATAGTTAACGTTATACGGGGATCAGTACCATCGGCTAAGCCAACCCCAGGGCTAGTATCTACCTGGAATAACTTATAAAAGATACGATTTAATCCTTGGCTAATATGTGGAGATTGTCTAAGTCTTTCAATTGGCTGAGTATTATCGGTATAGGTATCAAAATCATATTCATAAACTAGGTTAGAGTTTTGGTCCCCTATCAAGTGAGTACCATTATAAAACGTATGACACCCTCCTAGATGTTTACCTACTTTTCCGTTTCTTACTGATTGTTGTTCAAACCATTGTTGTGTAGCTATGTCATAAACCCAGGTTGTATTTAGACCGGGAACGTTTAGAACATAGAAGTAGTGTCCTTCTATCTGCCAAGAGTAAGCAGTACTACCGGATAAGTCTCCGGCATTTTGTAAAGAGTATTCTATAGCGTGGTTAGAAACTCTTATAGGCTGCGAGTTTTCCATCATATACACAATACCACCACCTTGAGGGTTAGTGCCTAACCACATTATAGTATTGAATATTCTAGTTACAGAACCTACGGCAGTACAACCAGTCTGTGCAAACTGTCCATCTTGTCTTGCAAATGGTGTAGAACCTGACTGACCAGAATCCCACCAGGTTTCAATAGTATTTTGACCAAGCAAGTATAGGATACGGTTATTACATATGGTGGCAATTAAAACATCGCTATCACCAGCTTTATTAGCTTGGTTTAGTGGCAAGAAATTAACACTATATAGATCAGAGATAAAGTAGTAGCTAGTCCCCGTTTGACAAAAGATGAAGTATCCATCTTGGTAAGACACTGTAGAAGCTGGATAGAAGTTGGGGTCGATGATATTAGTAAGAGTTGGAATACCAATAAGGTTGGAATAATAACCATACTGTCCATCTACGAATACAATCTCGTTACCGGAGTTACCGTTATCAGCTATTGATACAAAACCAGTAGATGTGAGCATAGGTCCTACTAGAACAGGATCATCTAAGTTTGAGTCTAGTTTATATATCTCAGCTCCTGATACGACATAAACTGCGTTATTAAGTGATACAGAATACACAGCACGTATAGGACCAGTACCAATTCCACTAGGTAACCCAGCTAGTATTTTTAATCCAGGTGTCCCTACTAACGCATAAGGTTCTCCTCCTTTACCTGAGCCAAGGGGATCCTTTTCAAGGTACATATTAACCGTACGTTGATTATCAAAACGCTCTACTCGTAGAGTATTAGAAGGTCCAACGAATTCTGGGAAGCGGGTCTTATTCTCAGCCATGATTAAAACCTAGTTAAAGGCAAAAATCCACCAGTGATATAATTGAAAGGGGAACGCTGGGCATTTAATCCACCATCCCCTATAGAATACTGTGGTGTAGCATTAAGTCTAGCTATAGCCAACCTAGATGATAACGCAGTTGCGGAAACTGATTGTGCCACTGCTTTACCAAATTCAGGTGCTAATTCCACAGCTAAGTTGAATCGGAAGGCTCTTTCATAGCCAGGAGGGTAAACTATGACAGAATCTAGGTTAGCCATATCAAGTAATGGTTCACGCAGCCATAAACGCATAGGCGTTGAAACTGTAGGAACAGGCCATACAGATACTGTCTTAATGGGGAAATTACCATTATCATACATGGCAAAGGGGAAGCTGCTAGGAGTTTCTTTAACTGCTATAGAGGCGAATTGGGAATCATTTAACAGAGCTACTGGTAAATCTACGGTTTGTGCTCCAGAACTCCACACAACGAATGCCTGTTCTATTACTAACGGACGAGTTATATTCCAATCTCCTGGTCCTACTGTTAGAACAGTTATACTAAATCCAATACCACTACCCCCCAGATTCGAATTAGACGCAGTTAAAACGTCGCCTACAACATAGCCAGTTCCACCATTACCAGGTGTTTGATTAGACGGAGGAATTGAAACTGAGGTTACTACACCACCAGCTACGATAACCGTAGCTAATGCCCCAGATCCGGTAGCAGATCCAGTAAGAGGTACATTAGAGTAGATACCATCCACGTATCCCAATCCAGTAGTTAATGAGGTTGGATCTAAGATTTGAACTGGATTACCAGGACCTAAAAAGTAATCCTGCTGACCCCCTACTGTATTAAATAGGTATGGCTTAATAGAATATACCATGAGCTTATCATTAGCCCACGAATCAATCATAGCATCAAAAGCAGATAAAGCTATGTTCATGTCGTCTGGGCTAGGCGTTTCATTAGCCTGCACAACGTTGATTAGTCGTAGTGCCCCTGTAATTAGTTCTCTCGTAGTGGACGACATATGTTATCTCCTTTTATTCTTCTTTGCCTCACGTTGAACGCTCAAGGCTATAGCAATAGCTTGTTTCTGTGGTTTTCCAGCAGCTATTTCTATTTTAATGTTTTTGCTAACAGCTTTGTTAGACTTGGACTTCTGTATAGGCATTATATAACCCTTATGCAAAAAGGACCAGGGCTTTTAACTCCTAGTCCTTTAGCTTTGTTTTAAACCTAGTTTAATCTAAGATTAAGCAGAGGTTATAGTTTCGTACGCAGTAGCTCCGCCTACTTTTAGTTTATTATCAGTAAGACTAAAGTAGATGACACCAGGTGCGTAAGGAGGTGCATCAGCATCTAGGTAAGCTGCGAAGCCTGCCCCGAAGCCATTAACTCCACCACCAGAGACGATATCTGGGTTGCTCGAAATTTCAATATTTGGTGCTGACATAATAAGTTCCTTTTTAGTTAATTAGTTAGTTAGAGTGACCTGGGTTTCCCCAGGCCATTTCTTAGTTTGTGAATACTCTTGTGCACAGTTGAGGATACAGAGTAGCCCAAGCAACCATCGTATCGAAACGAGTGATGTGCTGGTTAGTTCTGATATCGAACTGAGATACCACACGGATACCAACCTTAGTTTGTTCATCACGAACATAATCAGCTCTTTCTACGCCCATCGGAAGAACCAACTCTTGGTTTGCCAGCATGAATGCGTCTCTGTGGAAGCCGATAGCTTGTTGAGATACATTACCTGAAGCAGCAACCAGGTTAATTTGAACCGAAGTAGCAGGCAGTGCAGATACGTTTTGTAACGGATTACCAGGTCCAACTATTGCTGGGCTGATTGGCAGAGCTGCGATTGCACCAGTTGTGTCCGAGATATCAGCAGTAACTGTGAATGGTTGCAGCCAGCTATAAGCCGATTTGGTTTGTGGATTAACAGCATACACACCTGCCAAGGTGAACACGTCACCAGCTTTAAGGCTAGTACCACCTGAAGTCCAACCTACAGTGTTCAGAGTAGAACCAGACTGAGGGGAACCAGTAGTCAGAGTTGTACCTTTAGCAGTGTAAGTACCAGCAGTATGGCTAGGAACTAATTGGTCCATGTAGTGTTTGAAACCACCAAATTCGCCTTGCATACCTTTAACGTAGATTTCTGAAATCTCTTTCATTGGGTTAAACAACGAAGAATTAGAATCAGAAAGAACTGCGTTAAAGCTAGAACCAGAGATGAAATGAAGGTCCTCTCCACCTACAGGAGCGTCATTGTCATACAGGTTAGCAGCTGCTTGCAGTACGGCTGTACGTGCAGTAGAAGCAGTAATAGCAGTACCAGGAGCACCAACGTAGTTAAATGCTTGTTTAACCAGGTCAAAACCTAGATTATCCACCTGGTTGGCAATAGCCACAACAGAAGGTTTAACAACACGGCTAGAGAAATCATCCAACGAGAATGTCAGTTCTTGCGAAGTAAACGCAAGATCGACACCGATTGGATCTACGAAAGTCAGTGGTGCCCAAGTCTCATTTTGAGCTTGGATGTCTACGACAGCTCCAGTACGTGTTTTATAACGTGCAGGTTTACGAACGTTGGTTGACTGACCTATCTTGGCGCCTTTGACAGCGAAGTCCTCGTCGTAGTCGCGATTTACAGTTTTACCCAGAACGATGTTGTTACCCAACACACGTGCAGATTCGGCCGTGATCATACTAATAGTTAAAAGTTGGTTTGCCATAATATTTGTTACCTTTCTTATAAAGTTAATTGTAAGTAGCTTTCTTAGCTACTGTATTGTTTGTTTTGTATTACCGAATTTCCGATTGCTGAGATCTGGATACTGTTCCAAACAAAGTATTAACTTTGTTGCAGCTGAGGGTATTACTATTAGACCAAGTTAGAAACTTGTTATTAGCCTGGTTGTAAGTCCAGTAACTTTAATTCTATACCTTATTTTAACACATAAATTCCATATTTGTAAAAATATTTATTATTAAGGCATATCCGGCCAAGTTCTGTTGCCTTTGCTGATATTCTCAGAGGCTGGTATTACTCTTAGATTATTAAAACAGTGTAAGCCGCAGACTAAGTCAGATTGAAGGGGAGCTATGTGATCGACGTGGTAGGGTATTCCCTCTACCTTCGATTTAACTTTAGCTATTAGAAATAGCTCCTGGATTTTTAATTTCTCTAACCAGTTATTGGCCCAGGCTGGGATTGCATTAAGCTTAGCTGAGCGACGTTTTGCGCTTAGCGCATTATATTTGTGTATATTAACTTTTCTATACGCTGCATGCCTAGTCTTAATATTCTCTTTGTTTTCCTGGTAAATAACTGCGTTCTTAGCCTTAACCTTCTCGGGATTTGCCTTAGCCCAGACTGCATTCCTAGCATTATGCTTTTCAGGATTTGCCTTTCTGTAAGCTGTATGCCTAGTCTTAATACTCTCTTTGTTTGCCTGGTAGTAGGCTGCTATACCAGCCTTTGCACAAGGTTTACAAGCCCCATTCTTATACCTATCTGTGCTACCACATTTTACACAGGGTTTTATCATTTAGCCTTTTTAATACCAGTCTTTTCCCTACGGACCATTTCCTTCTCTCCTAGCTTCTTGCGTCCTATAGAAGCAGCTATAGCAGCAGCTGAGTCCTTATCAATACCCTTTTGTTTATCTATTTTTTCTTCTAGTTTCTTAAACTTACTCTTTGCCATGATCTTCTTCCTTTAGTTTAACCTTGCTTAATCTACGTTTAGACTTAGTTGATTTAATATGTGGCCCTTTACCACCACGCTTAGACAAAGCTAGGGCCACGTAATTTCTAGGTTTAGCGACGTCTTCCAATACGACCCTCTTGTTCATTTCGGTGCCGCATGAGTTCCTGCGCTGTCATTTCGTATACAGACTTTTGAGATATCGGAGCACCACCAGCGACAGGCTTAACTGGGGCTGGAGCAGGTTTAGTTACACGTGCAACAACTGGTGCTGTCTTGGCTAACCTATCCTCTATTTTACCCATTTCAATTAGTCTACGTTGGGGACTGAGACTATTGATTCTATCAATTTCATCTACGTTTTTAGCCATGTAATAAGCTAGTTGTGGACCAGCATCACTACCAAGAATAGCCTGATGAATTTCAGGTGCAATAGCCATGTCAGAAACATCGTCTAGTGCTTCGGCAAAGTCTGGTGTTGTCTTAACGAAGTCCTTGACTTTAGCGTTGTAGTTATCCAGTGCTTTTTGACGTTGAGCTTGCTCATTACGCTGTGCCTGTTGCTGGTCACGCAAGGCTAACTTATAATCTGTTAGAGCCTCTGTATATTCCTCGATATTAGAGTAGTTAGCCATAGCTGGTTTAGCTAGAGCTTGCTCTTGGGCCTCTTGTGGTGCTTGTTGAACGTCCTGTGCCTTAGAATTCTTCAAGGCTTGTTCACGCCAGTATTCTGCTTCGTTCTTAGCTGCTTCTATCTTACTATTAAGCTTCTGTACTCTACGCTCAAACCCAGATTTCTTCTGCTTTTCTTCGTGTTCTATTTCAGCCTGGGCTTCTGCTGCTACTTCTTCATCAGTCTTAGCTACTTGCTCAGTTCCCTGTTCGTCTGCACCTAGTCCTGGTACTACTTGTTCTGTTACTTCTTGTTCTGCGGGTACTCCACCTACCTGTGTTGCTGCTTCTACTGCTTGATTTTCGGTTGTCATTCTTTGTTTCTTCCTTTAGTTAAAGTAGTTAATCCTGGTTTTTTGGGTGGTACAAGAACCAGTAAACTTGCTGCTACGAATACATTATTTTAACATATTATTTATAACTATGCTATCCATTAGTAACGTCTTCACCTGACATGGTTTGGAAGGACTTATCAATACCCTCTAAGTTACCTGATGGGCTTACGTTCTCAGATACAGAATCAGTATGAGGCTTAGTAGGTGCTGGCACGTCTATAACCTTAGTTACCTTGTCGATATGAGCCATCGTACGGTCATGCATGTTATCATTTAGATCGCTCATAGTCTCTACGGTTTTAATACCAACTTTAGCTCTTTCTATATCCAGTTGTTCTTTCTGTAGATCTAATTCCCTTAATTTAACCTTATAGCTTAGCTCGGCTTCCAGTTCATCCAACATCATTTGCTTCTCTTTAATCTCAAAGTCTTTATCAGCCTTAGCTAACTCTACGCCAGATTTAAGTTTAAGCAACTTAATCTCCTCGTCAGCATTCTTTAAAAGTTCCTGGGCCTTCTGGTCCTGTCCTTGTAATTGTTGTAGTTGACCAGTAAGTTGTTTAACTTGGCTTATTGCCATTTGAGCTTGGGCTTCTGGAGTAATACCTTTGCCACTAGCAGCTTCTTGTTGCTGTATTTCAGGAGGTAGAGCCATACGTAACCTAGCTGCAATAGCTTTGCTACCAGGCCAATCACTTTCAGATGCGATTAAGTCTGCGATTAAAGGCATAGCTTGAGGATAAGCTTCACCAAGAGTAATCATATGGGCAACTGAGTCTTGTCTACGGGTTGCATAACTAGGACCAGTTTCTACGACTACACCGTAGTTACCCTTGTTTATATCGCGTTCAGGACTTCCATCATTTATACGAGATGTAGAAGATTGACCATTACGCTTAATAAGTTGAACACTTCTTTCATCTGCGTAGAACGTAGGTATACTTTGCACCAATATACGACCAGCTTGCTGAACTGCCTTAGCTAAGTTGTCGTAGAAGTGGTACGTAGTTGTATGACTTTGCTCAGTGCGTGCCAGTATAGCTTTGCCTGAAACTTCGTTACCCTGTGCCCCCATAGAAGCATCGAATACTCCAAACACCCCCTTAATGTTATCTCTGGCCTGACCACACATAGCCATAGCAGCTTGGATTGGAACTTCGGCTGTCTGACGCATTGGAGGTGGTAAAGTTTGTCCATTAGCAGATTCTACGGCGTTATAGGGCAGATAAGCAGAAGGAGCAGTATTAGCATCCCTCCAGATATGTTCGTAGTTAGCAAACTGTCTAACTTCACCTATAAACGGGGCTTTAGGAGCTAGGCTTAGTAACTCAGCCTGTAAGGAGAAGAAGTAGTTAAATGCACGTTGCGAGTCTATAGCATCCTTAACTGCACCTTTAAGGTGACGTTTACCATCTACCCAAGACTCATCACCTTTTACAGCTATGACTGGGATGAATTCACCAGGCCAAGACGTTTCTTCTAGGATTTCAACGTCGTTTATCTTAGCCCATTTAATTGTAATTTCGTCTATAACACGGGTATCAACCACGACTAAAACGCCGCTTTTAACTAAGTCTTCGCTTGGTTTTTCACTGGCAACAATTGTCTCAAGTGTTTTAGTATTAAAGACTTTATATAATTTACCAGGTTTATGGTCCTTGTAGTAGTACTCTGCTACAACTACTTCATCTTCACGTATCCACTGTGATTGGTTAGTTGAGAACCCTTTTACGTCTATGTCTGTAGCTAATTTAGAGGTGGAGAACTGACGCTTATATTCTTCTTTGGTATACGTAGTTACAACGAAGCAATATTCTGAGTCACTACCGTCGACACACTTATGATTAGGGTCCATAAGAACTGTCTCAGGATCATCTATACCCTTAATTACCAGCTTCTGGAAGAAAGAAGTAGGGCTTTCATACTCAGATATAACTCTGAAGAAGCCTAGACCAGTCCCAGCTGCGTACCAAGATGCGTTATCATAGGCTGTAGCTGCGTTAGAGTCTTGTTCAATACCACGAATTAGATCAGAATAAACTTCGGCTGTTTCTTGGTCAGCATCTGTATCTTTAGGGTCTACTTGTATAGCTGGGCAATTCTGACGAGATTCGTTTGTTATTTGGCGAAGATATGTAGGAAGTACATTAACTGAAAGTACAGGTATACCAGCACTCTCACGGTTCTGTCTTAGTTGATGATCCCATTGGTCCCCATTCAGGAACTTCATTATATCTTTGTATTCCTTGAAGAATGAACTCCAAGCTTCTTGAGCTATGCTAAAACGTTGTTTAGCTTCACGTAATATCTTTGATTCTTCAGAATTTTCTTCTTTAGGTTTGGTTGCCATTTTATTTTCCTATTAGAGTGTCACTCTAGTTCCTTGGTTGATAGTTGTGTATTGGTATGGATCCACGACTTTAACTAAGTCAGTCGTAGCTTTGTCCTTGGTCATAACTGCGTATCTCATTGCGTCCATAAGGTGGTCGTTACTCTTAACTACCTTACCTTTAGTATCTCTACGATACATTCTAAATTCTTCTAAGATGTTAGGCATCGTATTAAATATTTTAAGCTTTCCCGTGCTCAAAGCTTCCCACACAGAATATATCCCAGCCTCAACTGAGTTATTAGCAATTGATAAATTTAAACCATGTTCCTTATATTGGTCTATGATTTTCATGCCGTCAATCTGCGATCTTCCCCTAGCTGCCGGATCAATACATATTGGAATCCACTTACCTCTAGCTTTCAATGCGTCTGCGTGAAACAATGGAAGTTGTTCACCTTGCTTATAACTACTATAAATGTACATTGTATCAGATTCTGGGTCTATAGCTAACCAAACACATGCAGTCCAGTTCCAACCAACGTCAAAACCTGCCACTTTCTTCCAATGTTTAGGTATTTCGAACGAAGCTATAACGAAGTTATCCTCTAGGACTGGATATATAGCACCTGCGCCAAGAGAGGGTATACCCTTAGACCTAGCATCTCTTTGATGAGGTGGTAGAGCCAGGAACATAGCGTCTTTTTGTTTCTTGGTTAAGTGACCACAATCATCCCAATTTATTGAGATTGTTGCCTTACCAGAATTATCCTCAGCGGAGATGAAGTCCTGCACAAGTTGAGTCATTCCAAATAATGGAGTAAAAGTCAACAACACTACCCCACTAGTTGTCATAGTGCGCAATAGACACTCTTCAAAAATCTCCTGGGGACATTCCTCGTCTAGCCAAATAATTTGTTTTGCAGTTCCTTGGAAACTCTTTCTACCCGATTCGTAACTTTTGAAACCAAGCGTGGATCTACCACCAGAGGTGTGTAGTACATCAATAACGTCGATTAAATCCGAGACCCCAGACGATTTAGAATATGGTCCTATATTGTCCCTTGGGATCATTCCGGTTCCAAGATCGTCTATTGGACCTAGCAATTCAAACTGCAGAATGTCTCTTACTGTACGATTGCTAATGCCTGCGACCCAGATATTTACTGGGGTATCGAAACGAATTCCGTTCCACCAATCGGGGTATACCCCTGTTAAAAAACAGGTTATAGCAAATGCACCGAGTACTGTCTTTCCGCAACGATTTGCTCCTAATGCCAATACTTGAGAATGGTCAGACGTCGCTTTAATCCATTCCATATGCTTGGGGTATTGACTACGCACCTCTTCTGTGGCAAATATGGTATCTACCTTACGACCGGATTTTATGTAGTCTAAGGTTTCCAGGCTGCGCAGCAATTCTAACTTTTCGGGTATGGATAGATTATTCATAATCAAGGCATGTCGGGCCAAGTTCTATTACCTTTAGAGATATTCTCGGAGGCTGGTAAAATCTGTAGGTTGTTAAAGCAGTGTAACCCACAGACTAGATCTGACTGGAGTGGAACTGCATGGTCGACTTGATATTGAATGCCTTCTACCTTTGATCTAATTTTAGCTATTAAAAATAGCTCCTGAATTTTGATTTTATCTAACCAGTTGTTTCCCCAGGTTGGTACTGCATTAAGCTTGGCAGCTCTGCGTTTGGCTTCGTGAGTATTACGCCTATAAAGATTAGCCTTTCTGTAAGCTGCATCCTTAGCCTTAGCCTTCTCAGGGTTATTTTTACGCCAGGCTGCGCTCGTAGCCTTAGACTTAGCCCGCTCCTTGTTGGCTAGGTACCAGGCTGCAGCCATAGCCTTCCTACAGGGTTTACACTGCCCACGCTTATTTCTGTCCTGAGCACCACATTTTACACAAGGTTTAACCATAGTTTTAGTCTTCGTTGTATTCATTAGTCTTTTATTTCTTGCAACGTTTTAAACGAGGTTATCATCTTAACTACATCCCCTGATATAATCGCTTCTATAGCCTCTTCAATATCGTTTCTAATAAACGCAGCACCAAACATTCCAGGATGGCCCAGTTCTTCGTAGTGACCAAGAATAACCCTAACTCGTGCTATCTCCTTTGGCAGGTCCTCGGCTAGGGTTGTCATACACTACTCCTCGTTATACTCGTTAATAGTCTCTAGGCTATCGGCAACCAAGCTTATATCTGAGTCCTTACAGCGCCAGAGTTCTACACCATTAATATTACAGCCAAATGGCTCTATCGTATTTTCAGGTAAGAAATACTCCCCGACTTTAATCTCAGAATCAGACGTAGATTTAATGCACTTGCCCCAGCGTGGTTTGTTTTTATTCAGTTTCCGCTCTATGACTAGGCCAAAACTAGTTTTAAACTCTTGCTGACCCTCCAGTTCGTCCACAAACTGGAATAGTACTAGCCGTTTACCTAGTAGCGTTATTTTGTTCAGGTCTATGGTTTCACGTCTAAGTTCCACAGGCCAGGAGGTAGTGGGTTTACCTGCTAATCTATGAGTGGCCATTAAACTGCTGCTTCCACTTCTACTGGTGCTGGTGCAGCCTCGGCTGGAGCTACTTGGGCCTTGGTTACTTCTGCTACGAACATAAGCAGATTAGCTGAATATTTAGCTGGGATTTCTCCTAGTGTAGCAATGATTTGGTTGATCTGTTCAAGTGAGAAAGTTACTGTTTGATTCTGTGACATTTATATTTTCCTTTAAGGGTTAAGTTATTATTTTGCTTCTACTTCTTGTTTTTCATATTCTTTGATTAGAATATCTCTTGCTGAAACGAAGATATCATGCGGAAATACTAAGTGACCTTTACTAGTCGTAGTTAATAACGCATCTACCCCTGCCTGGCCTGCAACTAAGTTATTATCGTCGTCTCTTAAACCCAGTCTAATCGTAACAATGTACTCTGTTGGATTAACCACGTTTAATTTCCTCGATTAGTTTATTAGCTTCTTCTGTTAGTTTCAGGGCTTGAGCATTGAGTGCTAACATTGCCTGATAGGGTTTGGATTGGTATTCTCCGTCGATATAATCGTAGCCTGAAGCTATGAATTGAGCGTGGAGAAAGTTATTTGCTGCTACATCTTCTTTAGTTACCATATGATCCTCGAAAGATTTATTTACTTTGTTCATATATGTATTTTAACATACTCAAAGATTATTTACTATCTTATTTATTACTTTTTAGCATGTTTTTTTAATAGGGAATTTATCTTTATATTCAATGCTTCCTCATCTACTGGCCCAGTCTCAGTCTCAGTTTTAATCGTGGTTTTTTCATTTAGATCAAGCAACGTTGATCCTATAAACTTCAAGAGCACTGGGTTACGATCCTCGGTTGCAACGTCGATTATCTTCCGTAGCATCTCGTCTTTGAACCTCTCTCTACCCTGTGTATACGCAACTGATACTATCCTCTGTAAATCCTCTTTATGAACTAGGAATTTAGCTTCCAAGGTTTCCCACGTAGCCCCCTTCTCAGCCATAGCTTCTACTATAGTTTCGTTGACTTTAACAATAGGTTTTTCACAGGCTTCTCTTACAAAGTCTGGTAGGGAGTAATCTTCTGGGTTTAGAGTAACTATAGCCATGGTTAATTTTGGGAATCAGACATATACTTAATAGCTTTTCCACCGGCTAATATAGTCATAGATAAAGCGTAGTCTTGATACGTTGTTGCCCCTCCGGTTAGGAATTTATAGGTTACAGCTGCCATAGCTATATAGATGAATAGCGATATTAGACAGAAGGTTTTGCCGTCTTGTTCGGTCAGCGCACCTTTTAGTACTGTTTTAATGGAAGTTAGGTTCATTACCATATTTTAACAGAATTATCAATTAAATATAAGATCATTGAATTCCTTCTGTAGTTTAGTAGCCTTATTGTAAATTGCGTTATAAGCATTATGTTTCCCTTTGTTTTCCTTCTTCCAAGCTGCATCCATAACTTTTTTACAGGGCTTACAACATCCTTTAGGTCCTCGTTCTTCTGATCCACATTTTAAACAAGGTCCTATACGTGGATTTCCTTTACATTCACCTTTCTTAAACTCTGTTTCTGGACTATTACGGACACCTTTTTTAAAGCAGCCCGCGTAACTACCAGTAAATCCACCATCAATTCCATTTTCTTCTATGAGATTAGCCCATTCTTTTGATTCAACTATGTCGTTATCTTGGGAGAACTTAAGCGCAAATGCCGTAAGATCAACGGAGTTAGTGAAAAGCATATACCAAGTAGTCTTAACATAGTTAGTTCCATGTTTACGAATATGTCTTTTCCAGTGTTTTCCAGATCCAAGATATCCTTCTACGTTTTTTCTAGTAGTTTTACCAAAGTACTGTAATCCAGTTACTTCGTGTTGCTTTATGTATAAGTATGTTGGTTTGAAGTTATCCACGCTTTTAATCCTTGTTTAAGACTTAGTTTTAACCTAGAAGGGGTGAAGGTACCTTAACTAGGTTTTGATGCGTTGTAGGCCCCTTAGAATGGAAAACAAGAGCCATTGGTAGGGTTATATACATACCGATTATACGCTGCTGCCTGAGCATTAGCTAAACTCTGATCCCTGAACATATTATTCATATTAGGGATAGGCATAAACCTATTAGTTCTATTTAAGAATTCCTCATATGTTCCATAGAACGCCTCATGTCTAAATCCAAGATAACAAGCATCAATCCTCTTCTTTAGATCATTTTCTTTTTCCCAGACTAATCTACGTTCTTCTTTCTCTAACTCATACTTGGATTTCTCTTTTTCGAATTTCTTATCATTGGCTCTCAGTTCCTCTTGAATATTATCTTCTATTTCCTTAGCCTTCTTAAACCCAGTTATAACTGATATTGCGTATGTGAAATTAAACATTTTATTCTCCTCTTGTACGTGGATCGAAGTTAGGGCTCAGTCTACAATTATCGAAGTGCCAACGTTTCATCATATTAACACCACCTTCTTTATCACAATGGGGGCAGGACACGATAGGCTTAGAGGCAATATTCTTCCCTATCATGGCTAATCTACGTTTTTCTTTGTGTTCTTCAGTTTGTGGATGAGAGTTAGCCTCTCTAACCTTAGCTTTATGTTCCTCGGTAACAACGTGGTTAGAAGCATAAGAGTTACCCTTGTTAACTATTCTAGCTAATTTAGAGAGGTTATTCATATGAGCCATATGTTTCTTCTTCTTAGCCTTGTTAAACTTAGCTTGAGCTACCCCTAACTCCCTAGATGATACTTTGTTAATCATAGCTTGGGACAACGCTATAGTGGCATCCTCCAACTCCTGTGTTGCTTCCTCATAATTCATTATAGTAATCCTCTTATTTGTAGGGAGTGTTGAATTTGATTTCCAAACTTTGTTCCTTCGTAAAGCTTTAAAAGTGATAACTCTGCTTCTAACGCTGTTTTAGATAGGTTTGCTTGTTGTGTTGGTGTAAGTTCTTTCTTATCTTGTGTATATTCTTTGTAAACTACTTTTTCCTTCATAATTATCTCGGAAATTTTCTCATCCCTACCTGGATTTACTTGGTTAGCTTCGTATGATTGCATGAGGTCTTTCTCTATTGTTCTGCGTTGTGTAGCTTCTGTTTCCGGTGCGTAGTTTTGTAGTTTGGTAGCTGATTTCATTTAGTTCTCCATTGGTTAGTGTTTTAAGTATATTTTATTTTAAACTATTCTTCCACTGGTTTCTTAAATATTTACTAACTTATTTATTTACTCAGTGAAATATAAGTATATATTATCTTAACTTATTAATCTATCCTTTTTGTAATTATTTACTAGATAATTGTAAGAAATTGTTACATGACATATCTGGTTGAACTAAGTTATTGATTTTAAATAATAAGTGTTACATTTGACAAAACACCCCTATCCAGAAAGTACACCCCAAGTGAAAAAGAAAAGTAGGTAAAAAAGTAGTGTAGCTCGATATCATATTATAT